CCTTAAAGCTAATATTGATTCTATAAACATTTTATAAACACACTGCAATGATAACGGGTATAATCATACCTATCATTGCCCCTATAAATAGACCGTTATTAAAACCTTTATTATAATATTGTTGTTCCCTTTTTATTCTTATCTTTCTATTTGCTAAACTTTCCATTTCATTAATCCTCTATATATATAAAGCTTAATTGCTCTATGCCTACTATATAGATATTAATAAATTGTCCCTGTCAACATAATAATAATAAATCGATACAGTGATGATGCCCCCTATCTATGGTTATCCTGTCAGTATCAGTTATCTTTATCTCTCAGTTATACCTTATGTTGTTACCCTAGGTTATACTAATAGTTCGGCTTATTGTATGTTTACTTAGGTGTTATCATATACCTTGTTTATACCTATACCCCCCATACATTTACATTATAATAGTCTTATATATAGATGTCGTATGGTTAGTGTATCTTTCTTCTTAATGAGTATTACACATCCTATCTATTTAAAGGGGTCTAGATTTGTGTCTAACTATTCCAGGGTGTGTTAGTAAGGTAGACAGCCCAATATGCTCTCAGCAGCCGTTTATGGGGTCTTAATGGTGTAGTGTATGGTGTATAGTATAGTGTATGTGGTGTATGTGGTATGGTGTATAGTATAGTATAGTGTGGTGTAGCTTATGGTGTAACTTATGGTGTTACCACTGGTGTTACCAAGGTGGTATAAAGAAAAATACAGACCATAGAACATAGACAAGCCCCCCATTTGTCCACCTTTGGCTGTCACCTTGGGTTCTACCTATCGTGTATACTATTTGTTTGGCTTAGGGTGGGTGTCCCCCTTGGCTTTCACCGCTGGTTACACGAGGGGCATACGGGGGAGCTGAGCCCGGGGGAGTGTCTTATACCTCCTCGTATTTTTAGACCAAATTAACTCTTGTTTTTATATTTTTTAATTGCTTTACCTACTTCACCCAGAGGTGTGAACGATACTAACAACCAGAGTAAACCTGTGGCTACACCAGTCATGAGAGCTTCACCTGAAAAACCTTCTCGATGTACGTTAAAGTCAGCAGCCATAGTTACTAAGGCTACGAGGCCAGCCATGGAATATTTATTTTCTCTGATCTGAAGTGTCTTAGAACTAAAAGACAAGGCAACTAAAAGAAACCCTACGACCATTGCTGTCTCAATTGCAGTCTTCCAGTGGCCAATAGATATTGCTAGGATATTACCTTGTACCATCATCATGAGGCACGCTGGTGTGACCCTTGCTAGGGATTGTCCAAACAATTTTGATTTAGTTTTTATTGTGTTTACTACTATATTAATTTTAAACATATTTTTTTAAATCCTTTTAAAAGTGTACCAGAAACCGTCATCATCATTTATTTATTTAGAGGCTTACTGGTACGATAAAGGTATAGTATCTATTCCTTCTTAACGAGTATTACATCCAAGAGGATGCTCCACCTTGAGCTCCTCCACCTGCGGAATTACTATCCATAAACTTCTGTAACTCATCATTTAACATGTCGTTCTTATGGTCAGCTTCCGCTGCTTCTATATCTCTATCCATAGTCTCAGTCCAGTAGTTAACAGCTATAGCTAACGAATCCAACCTATCATCATGGTTAAGAGCACCACGTAGGTTAGTCATACGAGTCATTTGATAGAACAACTGCTTGTGTAGCTCTGGTGTTTTAAAGTCCTGTTCTATGATGTCATGACTAATGATTAATCTATGTTGATTCATAACAGGTTCCAGGGTATCAATGATACGTTTCTCTTTCTGTGTATTGTGTCTAACCTCTTCCATGCTTACAGGGTAGATCCTAGAAACTACAGGTTTAAGGAGTTGTGTAAACATTCCGTCACCGAAATTACTCTCAATAACTATTTGGTTTACACTTTGTTCTTTAGCAATAGTAGCTAGTGTCTTAAGACTCTCAGGAGAGTAGCCGTTCTGCAGGCCACCCATGGCTGTCAAATAGAGGATACCATTAAGCATCTTAACAACTGTATAGGCTGTTTCATCTTCCCCTCTACCTGATGGATCAATAGACATAACACTACCATCCCATTTCTTATAATCCTTAGAGACCATCATAGGCCCACACCAGAAGTCTGCCTTAAGTCCAACATTAGGTGTATCCCTACAAAGATCTACTTGTTCCTTACCAGAGGCCCAGAGGACCTTCACAGGAGCTTCATCCCAAGTACTAGGACCTGACATTACCATTAAATCATTAAGCTTAAGAGGAAACTTATTACCATCGGATAAAGTTGTGTCAATCATAAACTGTAAAGCAAAACCTGATTTACCATATGACAACTCTCTTTCAAGTAAGTCCTCATCTGTAAATCTTAGGGGGTCTGTAGATTTTCCCACCAGGGAAGCACTCTCAGGTGTCTCTTCGTCCTCGTCTAAGAGAATGATAGGGGAAAGTCTATTAGCGTAAGCCACGGGCTTGCTAGGGTATCTAGCTGGCCATATGGTAGTTATGTACCCTCTTTCCTCTAGTGTGTTGTATATAGACATCTCTGTTTGTGGTGTACCTAGGAAAATGATCCTTCCCCCGGGTTTAATGATAGCTTCAAACTCTTTAACAGTCTCTGATAGCTTATCTCGCATAACTTGTGTTTGTGAATTATTTGCACTCTCTACGTCATCAGCAATGATTATGTCAGCCCTTGAGCCTGTAAGCTGACCAGTAACACCAACGGATTTAACTGATGGTGCATGAGCGGCCTGTGCCGGGGCAACATCAAAGGATATCTTAGACATCCGTTGTCCATCTCTAGGTATTAGGTGGTGCAATAGGGGCATCTCATGGATGATCCTAAGGGTAAAGGTACTAAAGTCATCACTCCTTGTTTTACTTGCGGATACAACCAATATGTTTAACTGGGGCTTCAGTAATAATTGATGACAAACATATGCCGATGTAATCCAAGATTTCCCTACTCCACGGAATGCTTCTATAACCATACGCTGCTTTCCATGTTGTAGGTAGTCAGCTATGTCATACTGCACGGGAGTAGGGTTCGGTAAGTTAAGATGATTCCACGTAGCCCATAAGAAGTTTTTGAAATCATATAACTTATGGTTCTTTGTTATTACAGCTGTAGAAGCTACCATTTATTTCCTTCTCTTTTGGTAATATGGAAGGTTACTAACTTTCTCTTTAAGTAATACCATATCTTTACTTAAACTAAAGGTTTGATTTAAATTCCACCCTCCAAGAGCTACAAGAACACCCATTAACACCAGTATTATTTTCTCATTCATTTTTAGTTCATACCTTTAGTATTATTAGTTACATCATCAAAAGGCATAGCATCTAGGAGTGTTTGTAATGTATTGTTACCTGTAGGAAGGGCTGTTACCTCATTGTCCTTGAGGAACTGTCTAGCAACATTCAAGTCACCAGCTTTAGCCTCACCAGATTTAATCTTCTTTGTAAGGTCATCTGCTAGTAGTATGTGGAGTTTTGATAGCTTGTGATCAATTGCTGCCATTATTAGTTTTCCTTAAGTTATTAGCTATCTTCTCACCAGACCTGCCTACTGCATACCCTCCGACACCAACTGTTAATAAAGTCCATAGTTGATCAGGTAACTCTAGTACCAAGTCAAAGGTAAATATTGCTGAGACGAGGGGTCCCATTAGGTAGTTCCAAAAGATTATAGCTGTTATTGTCAACATAAGTATAGGTCGCCATGTGGCTGTTATAATATGTTCACTCTTAGCTTCAGCGAGGATGATGCTTGAAGCTGCTGTCTCTAGTTGCTCGGAGTGTTCTAGGAGTGCTAAGCGTATCTCTCTCTCAGCATCAAGTTGTTTATCTTGATCTGGTCCAGCGACACGCTTTATCACATCTCCTAAGATTGGTGCGAGCAGTGTTGTTAGGGCTGTGAATATCATTGTTTAAATCTCAGCACAAGCATAGCAGTTTATTTCTAAGCCAACAGATACTTCTTTTATATTAGGTGTTTTCCACATAGTATATAGTCCTTTCTTTTATTAGATTACCCTACTTATATATGTAAGCAAGGATAGTATAAGGCCCACTAAAGCAGAAGCAGCGAGCCACGATAACCTATTCCAATTTGATTGGTTTCTCTGTTTCTCTTCCTTAATGATGTCACCGTTTGATTCCACCTTATCAGAGAGCCTGTCTATTTTATTATCAATCTTATTAATGGATGTTTTAATATCATTCATAACTAGCTTGCCCTCCTTCTCGTGTTGCTCAAGTTTACTAAGGGATAAACCCGCTAGTTCCGCTGGGCTTAATGATGTCTTCACTTCTTTTCTTTGCATAGATCGCATGGTTTATAAATCCTTAGTTGTTAGTAGTTTAGAGATACACCGTCAACTCTTGTTTCTTTACTAACGCCTTGATTAGCCCACTCAATCTTGTACTTCATAGCAGTGCCAGTATTTGAAATAGTTACTTTATCTGATACAGCAGTAAGGATTCCAGTGCTAAATAGAGGCCCAGCAGTAAGAGTAACTTGTGTCCAATTAGTCCCATTGTTCGCTGAAACATATCCTTTTATGTCAGTATTTAAAGCAGCTGTACCAGAAGTGTTAAAATAAGAAATAACTAAAGAAGCTTTTGAAACAGTACTAGGTGCGGTAGTTGCAACACTTATCAAGTTACCAGTTGCACTAGGAGTAAACGGCTCATAAGTATAAGCTAAATCTACAATATAATCATTCCCACTATCTTTATAAGCAGTAGCCCAATGGTACATTCCAGTAGAACTTAATGTTGTGCTAGTAAAAGCAGAACCATAAGCAGAGTCAA